ATGTGACGCCCAACAGCCCTGCTGCTGGTCAGTTTGACACAGGCACTGTGACCTCTGCGACCCCGATATACGAGATGTACGACATTATTGACAACTTCACAGTGACCGGCAACAACTCCGCTGACATGCGTATCATACTGCAACCGACTGATAGAAGACGCAGCATGCTCCTCTCTAATGTGAATATCAGCGGTGTCCTCAATCGTGTGTCTATACTCTACATGATGAGTCGTGCCAAGGTGAGGAGCATCGATGAGACTGTGGGTGAGCAAGGTGGTATCGAGGGCATCAGGTGCGTCGGTGTTGCAGACTCCATCGTATCAAGGAGAATAGACTTCACAGGGAAGGGGAGCCCAGACTCTCACATTGTCAAGGAGATAGAGCCCAATGCGCCTGTGGTCACGGTGAGTCTTGGTGGTCCGGGCCAAGGCGCCATGGACACCAGACCTGTGTACCAGAAGAGCATACTCGCTCATGAGTCCTATTCAACTCGCAGGTCCTACTCAGTGACAGCACACAAACTAGACGTCAACTGGAGCACTGGTGCAGCGACGCTACACGTCAAGCCCTTGAACAACGAGAGCACTGACCTAGCGTCTTGGGGTACATACGGCTTCCCTCGTTATGGTAGAATACACCTACCTGATGGGAGCAGTGCCAAGTACGACAGCAAGACTGGGTCAACGTTTGTCTTCAGCGCAGCCAGCGCGTCCACCTTGGACTTCCTGTCCAGTGATGGCACCTCGCACCTAGCAGTCGGTAAACTACTCAACGCTACTGGCTTCATGGTTGGGCCGACCAGTGGCACCTCCGTCACCATAAACGGCAACTTCACAGTGTTCAGTGAGGCGGACTTTGGAGATGAGTCCGACTTGGAAAACGGCACTACCTTGAATGATAGGATGCATCAGTCCCTAAACGATGTGCAACATGATTACCAGTTGGGCACTCAGTATGCAAGTACTAGGGCAATAGCGGAGATACCCCTTTTCTCTGAGCAGTTCTTCCACGACTCTGTTGGTCCCGGTAACGCCTTCAAGATACATGTTGACGCCACTCATACAGCGCACACGTACAATCCCAGTCCAGTCGGTAGGAGATTCAAGAGTGAGAATGAACTTGCAGACAGGGAGGCAAAATCAGCCTTCTCAATAGCGTTGCAGAACAGGGAATACCTAGACTCAACATTTGCAGTAAAATGGGACGCCGTCAACAAAAGGCTGTATGTGAACAACATAAACATCTTCCCAGACTCAACTACGAGCACTGCTACCTACAAAGGCGTGACCACTGCGTATCGCTATAGAAAGGTGCATCTTGCCAACGGTGAGTGGTCTTGGTACACAAGTGTCAATACAAGCGATGGGTACTTACAGTTGCTTGACGCTACGTATGGGCAGAGCCCAAACTTCTTCGAATCATTAGCAGTGGGCATTTCCGTTTTCATCAACGATGCAGGCATAGACAGTTCTCTGATACCAATCAGTTCCGATGAGTTCACACCGTCCTCCGACTTCGAAAACAGAGACGAATATTATCACGATGCTGCCAGCGTAAAGACACAGGGTGGAAATGTAGACTACGGCCTGCGACAATACGTCAGCGCTGTTGAGTTCAAGGCTGGTCCTGAGTCCAACCCACACGCACCTAGAGTGGATGTAAAACGTGCTACTGGTAAGGTGTTGACTGCAACTGTCACTAGACTCACAGGTGTGCCAGAACAGGCTGTCACAATCACCCTCAGTGAGGAGGACTTCGCAAAGTTCCCTGACTTGGGTTACGATACACTAGCGGAGGCACCCTCCTCCGTTGGAGACTTGGGATACGAAGTGCAATACGATGACAATGGCACGGTGTACAGTTACCAGTATCATGGTCACATCAAGACGATAAACAGCGTCGCAACGCCCAAGAACAGCATAACACTGGTCTTCCAAACATCCGGTGCTACGTATCCATTAGTCGATACTGGTGTACTAATCAATAGAACTGCACTTGGTGGTGGTTCCTATGCACAGGGCACAACGAGCGCCATGATTGTAGACGGCGTTGATGCAACTACAATATTCACCGTAGGCGACCTACTTTTCCATTCTAACGGCGATAGCGCTGGGGTGATAACAGCCGTGTCATCAACAGCAGTCACAGTGGGAGGGGGAACCACTAACGGGGCACTCAATGACAATGAGGAATTGAAAGCCGCGCAGGGATTCCCCGAAGGTGTCAAGATAACCCTGACAAGCAAACGCAGAAGCATACTCGGGACCTCAGTCACCACAGAGGTATCCGATGGCTCTCAGTATTACCGTGAGTTGAAGAACAGCCTGAACATTACCGATGTCACCGTTACTGCACAAAGCGCGGACTCATCATCACCGTTTGAGATAACCGTAGACGGTGCCAGTGGAAAGAACGTCAACGACCTGCACGGCATGAATGTCAAGAAAGACGACGTCCTCTATTACTTGGAAGACACTAGCACCGACAAGATACGAAGAATAGGAGTCGTTAGTGAAGTTGAGAGCGCTGATGCAAACGGCACCCAAATCATCAACATGACTGCCGCGACACCAGTAATACCGTCCAATGCGAAACTAGCAGTATGGATGGGTGACTACGAGGAAAAGGATGCCGTTCTCAATGCAACATGGCTCAATCCCTACTCAGCCGGTGGATTCCGTGACGGCGACACCGTGTGGGCCAATATGTCATACAACAACCCACACGCTGTCGAGGGGTTGTTTGCCAAGAGCAGAGGAGTCTACAACGAGTCACAGGTCTGGAACGCCTTCAATGGCGGTGCTGGTGAGTTGGATACCACTAACCCCAGAGACAGCATACCGCTTGAGAACTTCATGATTGGCAATACCTGTCTGGAGACAGCCAGAAACTATGTCCAACACGTCAACAGAACGGTCGAGGAGAACTACCTAGCGCTAGGCCTAACAGCATCACAAGCACCCACTGTGGCATTCATTGACCCCTATCTATCAAATGATGACCATGCGCGTGTGCTACTGTACGATGTGGCACATGACAGGGAATTCATCGCATTCCAAGACATACACATGCAGGTACAAACTAGTCCTGATGCCGTTCAGATAGGATGGCCCAAGGAAGTAGTTGAGGACGGTGGTAGCACAAGGAGCAGGCTACACAAGGTCAATGCAGTCTACAATGGAGCAGGCCCAAGCCCTTGGACCACACAGATAGACGTTACCAACGGATTCCTGTCACAGAACCCATACATACGAAGCACACAGCAATCCAAGTTCATAGAGAGCGCATACGCCCACGACCTGTCTAATCGACATACTGAGGACTTGTTGGACTCTACCACATTTGATAATCAGAGTGTCGACTTCCCAACCGATGGTAGAAGCATAACAGGCGCTAGGTTGTACGGAAAGTCACACGGACACTACGTCCACACTGGATACTCCTACGGGGGTGCAGTCGATGGACTCAGAAACGGGTACAGCCTGACACCTAGAACGAACGATAGTGTAACGCTTCACAAAATTGCTGACCCGCTACATGACTTTACCAGAATACCAGTGGACGCTGTGGACTCCTATACTGACTCCCTAATAGACCTGAGAAAGGGCACTAGCAACTGCACTTTCAGAGACCCTGCTACTTTCTTCGACACCCCCGATGGCACTAGAGTCATACCTGCCTTCCTCTGTCTCAAGGGAATACGCAACACATCACTCGACCTATCCTCCCACGAGGAAACTAGACTACAGCATTTACCACAGTGGAAGGACATGGGCTTCGTTAGAAGACTGACGATAGACTTGGGTGAGGTGGCGGAGAAGGACGGTGTTGTCAATACTCTCAGTGGTGCAGAAGAAGTAGTCCGTATGATAAACCAGCATGCTGCTCTAAACGCTAGACTGCTAAGTGGCTCTGCTCACGACCCTGCCCCCTTCTGGCATACAGACAACGGTGACAGGGGCACGCACATGGGGTACATTCGTGCTCATATAGGGAGGGAAGTGCAGGACCTAAATGGTGACGTAGGCTTCACTGTCGTCCTACACAGCACCGTACCGGGTGCCAGTGGTAGAAACTTCTGCGCTTGGCTGGACAACAGCACAGGGCAGACATCGTATCAGCCTCAGTTCCTAGTTGGCCACGGTGGCAGATGGAGAAACTTCTGGGCCCTTCCAGACGAGAGAGAGGGTGAGAACATGCACCCAGCGCCTATGCCTCTTGATAAGAACGGCAGGCCCTTTGCACCAATAACGACACTACAGCAGTATGTGACATCCATAGAGAGCGGTGAGGATGTCAAGAGCGTTGCTGATTTCGAAGACACATCAGTGATGAGAGCAGTCTCAGATTCGATAAGCGGGAAGAACCACAACTCAATCAATGTGGAATCTCTTGACATCAAGGGTTCATCTTCATCCCTAGTCAGAGGGTTAAGGACAGGGCCGAGTGCGCTTGCTAGAGTCAACTTCGGTGGTCTGGTTGCAAGCGGTGTACCCGGCTTTGCGCCTGATGCGGGTAGTTGGGGCTTTGGCTTCAATGGCGAGAGTAAGTTCAATAACAGGTATGGCACGACATCGACATCCACTTACTCCTCGCATGTGCCCACATCGCAGGTCTCCCAAGACGCGGTCGGCACAGGGCAGATATACGGTCTGAGCCTGACTGACAATCTAGGTAGGGAGAACACTCTGAGATACATCTACAGAACCATGGGTGAGTCCTTCTCCAATAGCAACACGTCACTGCCCGACACGATAGAGGAAGAGGTATGCATATTCATAGATGACAGGGACGTGTCACAAGGTGGTTTCACACTTGGTAGTGCCATGAGTGGTTCTGGCGATGCCACCGGTAGAATGAGTTTCTCAGCCGTGTCCGAGGTCTTGGGTAGTTGGAGAGGGGCAAAATGGAGAGGGGTCGCCGCTCCAAACGCTGCCACTCTAGTCACTGCGGTATTGAGCAGTGAAACCCTCTCAATCACCTTTGTTGCCCCTTTCGACGCATCCTTCACCGATGACAAACTAGGCTATCTTGGATTCCCAAAGGAAGACGGCATCATACAGATTAGCGACTACGACGGTGCTGGTGATGCTAATGTGGGTCTGACATTATCATACACCCACAGAAGCGAGACGGCGTTCTATGGCGTCACAGGAGTGTCCTCGCTCACAAGCACCTCCTATCTCATATCTTCCGTATTGAATCAAACCACATTAGTCACAGATGAGTTGCTCGCTGCTGTAACTGCTGCTGCAATCAACGCAGGAGACGAAGTTAACACGCTTAATGGACATACATTTGACTGCACGGGTATGTATGCCTTCGACGGTAAGACCTTCGGAGAGTGGGGCGTAAGTCCCAATGCGATAAAGATACGAGCATACAATCCAAACAAGAGAGTAAAGCCGTTGAACCTATCTTACAACGCATCAGTATTCAGGGACTTGGGCATTCAGGCAGCGCACTTGGAGTTTGGTGAGGTTGAGAAGGTAACGAGACCCACTGGTACTGCTAGTTATGCATTCGGTACATCACGTGCGGTGACCGACGCTAACATAGATGCAAGTAGAAACATAGACTGCGGGTATGTCCCATATACAGTTTTGCAAATACGAACAACTGCAAAAGGACCTATGGGAAATACAGCATCACCTAATTTGGTAGATTCCAAAAACGTTGTACTGAATACAAATAAATGGTCAAGGGGACTAAAGGGAATGGATTACACCAGATATTCTGGAGACCACATACTACCCTCAATAGACAACCCGCATTCCATTTACACCACGGGTTTCTCCACAGTCAGTGCGGTTACTGTTGATGGTGATTTTGCTGAGGGCCACACCGGTGCGATAGCAATAGATGGTGGAAACTCAAACGTGTTCACCGTAGGGGACCTGATTGTCGATGCTGCTGATAGGGTGCTAGGACGGGTTACCGCTACCAATACGACATCTAGTTTCTCAATAGACGAGTTACGTGTTAGTATAGCAGATACGCTAAACATAACAAAGAGAAAAGCAATCGCTGAGACAACCAAGGACTGGCAATCAACAGTGACCCTTGGTGCCAATATGTTCCAGTTCCTCATACCAGCATGCACCGATACGACAAGTAGCAGAATACCATCATTCGGTGAGAGAAAGAGAATATACCTGACGGATGAGAAGTCGATAGTCGCTGAAAGCAAAGTGGGTACAAACGCTGCTACAGAGTTATCTTGGGACATAGACGATTCTGACAACATGCCTAGAGAGATAACATTCGAGGGCAACATACTCAGCACACACTTCGACTCTGAGTTCAACGGCCTTCGTTCCATAGGCAGTGTGTTCTCAGAGCCCATTGTTCACTTCCGTGGTGGTAAGAGCAGCAGGGACCATAGTGTGCCCTTGTTCTTCGGTGGTGGCTTCAGTGGTGTCGTGCTTGATGTGAACGACGGTACCACGAACGATTACTCGTCATTCTACACACATCCGTATGCTAATGGCCCCACAGGTGTCTCTGGTATTCAGAATGCCAGTGAGATATCAACGAGTTTCGCCATGCTTGACACCAACGCCATGTTCGCCTTCTTCCCCGGCGCAGCGCTGTGCAACCAGCATCGTGGTAGTATCACACCTCCAGTATTCAACAAACAGAACATACTGTCACCTGATTTGAACAGAGGCTCCTCCACATACAGCAGTGGCGTAGTCAAAGCGAAACCAGTGCCCATGGTGCTCAGATTCGCACACCCGACTGCGAGGTACGAAGACCATGTGAACAGTATTGACAGCAAGACTACATATCTAATATTCGGTCCGGGGCAGGCTTTCCCGTTTACCAACGAGGCTGCCTTGGATAGTGAAAGTGGCACTACGAACGCAAAAGAGCCATATCCGGGTCGTATAATCACAAGTGGTAACACATGGGCGAGTGTGCCCTTCAAGGGCGGCTACAGCAGTCTTGGTGATGACCAGCAACTATTCCCCAACTCGATAGAGAACAGCAGGCACTCCTTCCTACCACCTCGCAAGGACTACTACAACACCACCGCTGGCTTCCATTGGAGGGCGATGGTCAACTGGGAGTCACCAGCAGGCTACACAATGAAAGAGGAACTCAAACAGAGACCAGAGCACGGTAGGCACTACGGACAACAACTGAATGATGACACTCCATATGATGCCAATGACCTCACGAGAGTCACACCCAAGATGCACACACCTACCATAGGCTTTGGCATCACCATGGCCGCTGATACGGTGTGGCACATGGACGGTGGATACCACCCCGGCGGCTCTTGGTTGGACAACCAACTCACATTCAACCCACCACACAAGGGCAAGTCAGACTCAAGGGTCCTCAGTAGCAACTGGGAGAGGGCCAACCAGATACACCCAACTGCGTTCAGAGTCGCAGGGCCGTTGACTGACCGCATATTGGACTACGTCGGTAACGGCAGTGAGGCTGTAGTAAGCGGCGATGTGGACATGGAATACATAGTCGTCGATGCGACTCGATGCCAGAACGGTGAGGAGTTGGCCACGGTGCTAGGAGCAGCAATCAACGCATTCCCCGGTGCTGGCTCGCTCAAGGCGCTAGGTGGCACTCACATGCCGTCCATGGGCAACGCGATGCGTCAGGACAGATACGGATGGAGACATCTAGGCACTCTAGATGAGTATAATGACAGTTCATCCACTGGTAACTACATAGACAGCGAGTTCAATGATGGGGACGGTACGACATTCACGCAGGAGTACCTTGAGCAATTACCGACATCTGGTTGGCTGAGGGCAATCAAGGAGTCAAACGGTGCAGTCGCTTGGGTGCCGTATCACTCAAGGGAGGTTCTCAATGAGTCCTCCAGCAACTGGAAAGTGAGGTTCTACATGGCGCCGAACAGGATACATGGTCAGAGTAAAGCCGAGGACCCCCAGACTTGGGAGGACTTTGTTGGAGGAGCATCTGCCGACTTTGCCGCTGTTGATGACACATACACATTGTATGTATGGTCCAAGGCTGGCACTCTCCGATTCAACAACGAGAATGTGTCAGGCAGGGACCACATGACACAAGTTCACTTCTCAGGCATAGCGGATGCCGTTGACCGCACCAGACCCATAGGGGCGATAGGATGGCACGGTGAGCGATACTCGTACCTCAATAGCCTGAAGATAACCAAGAACACGTCAGGCACTGGCTATGCAGCGGGTCTAGGTGCTTACCATCCCATGCTCAACTTCTCCCCGTACGGAACTGCTGGTACCGTAATGAACACGCATAGCAATGTGCCAGTCGTGGCACCGATGAGAAACAGCCCTGAGAGCACACCCACCATAGATGGGATAGGCATCTACGTTGGTACACATGTAAAGAAGGCTAACTTCTACACCAAGTACAATCTGACGAGTGGTAGTTCTGCTGGTAGTGGTTGGGACACTTACACGTATGTATTTAGACATACTGAAGACACCACTGATGACGCTAATCAGTGGAATGTGCCTACTAATTACATAGACAACACGCCCCTACCAAAAGAACTCACTCTACCTCAGGGACTCTACACCAGTGCTTTCCTAGTTGTTAGTTACGACTCTGAAAGCAGTCTTGTCGCTAAGTTCGACAGGGACGGCATAACCGCCAATGGAGACTGGTTGCAGGTCATAGGTCAGAGCACGAACCCAATCACGTACGCTGGTAACACACAGTGGGACGAGAGGTTCCATGGTCAGGACAGATTCATCGCACCAGCCAACGCAGGGCCAAACGTAGAGGCACTGATTGTTGACAGCACAACTGTGCCTATCGTCTCTAATCCAGCGTCTGGTGGTAGTAGCAACTGGGCCGCTACGACCTTCTCTGGAATCGGCAACTACTTCCATGGTGATGCAGGTAACAATACCGCTCAGTCAGATGAACTGGAACTGAAGAACGCAGTGCCGGGTCTGAATAAGATAGGAGACTTGTTGTTCGACCTAGACCACTCGGTTGGCTCTGTATTGCTTGAGTCGGGTGACGCAGAGAGAAACACATCCGCTGATAGTTACACTGTGGCACACACAAATAACTGGCCATCTCGCTATTGGATGGGGGATGTCAACGCCTTCCAGATGTACGAGGACTCTGCGGTGCATAACTTCTCAGTCGAGAACGTCGTCTGGAAGAGGATGGACGGTGGCAACCTCTCGTTACCAGCAGTCAATGCACGTGGGTTAGGGGCAGTGCCATGGGTCACACGTGTGAAGAGCAATGCAGCGATTCTTACAGGCGAGAAGTTGTACGGCAATGTCAGATTCTCATTCGAGACCACCAATAGCGCGATGATGCCCGTGCTACAAGCACAGGAGTTGTCACATCCAGAGTTCGCTAGGAAGCACCCCTACAAGGTGGGTAATGTCCTTGACATACCAAATGAGGAGGTCCAGTTCCAGAGCATCAATGTAAGAGACGATAGCGGTCAGATGCATAAGATAGAGGGAGGTAGCCCGTTAGGCACAATCATACGAGGCTTCCGCGTTCCCGAGAACAGAGGCGTGGACGGTAGGGCGCCTGCACTTGCAAACAGTGGCAAGGAGCCCAACCTCAAAGTGCAGTTACCAGACCCCAACTCGATACCCGGCAACATAGTGGTGCGCTCGGGCTATGACCCCATACAGGCATACCAGAACGAGACCATGGGCACTGGTGGTATGCATCACCCTGACTTGGGCTCATCGGTGACAACCCACCTGTTCGACAACTCAGTGTCCAGCCCGAGACAAGGACCAACATACGAGAATCACAACTGGGAGAGAATCAACCCAGTGTCATTCGACTCTGAACTGGGTGCTTGGAACAACAACTCACCACTCAACACAAGTTACGAACTTCATGACAGAACCCTGTACTTCCATGTGACGAAGATGGGTCACAGCCACTCACACAGGTATCCAGCAGTCTACACACATGCTGGTGGTGTCGAGAACGACATAGTCTCAGTGACAGCATGGAACAGCAGCACAAGCGTCCTGACTATCGATGCGGTGTTGGATACTGATGTCTTTGCCGCTGGCTTCGGCACAGTGCAGGACACTAGGAAGTTCCTCAGGGTGTACAACCCCACCACCGACGAGGGTGCTGTGTGCTCCTACACCGCTCAAGGCAGCACCTCCATTACAGTAGTGGGTGATGTCAACTTCGCCACCTTCATGGCAGGGCAGACCGTCACTGACCTCAAGGTCGTCCCATCCTACTACATACCAGCAGGTAGCAACCGATTCTTCGCAGCAAGGAGGCTGAGGGACCATGCAGAGGTGAGCGGCAACTCTCCAGACATGGCCAACACCCTCTACCACGTGAGTGGGCAAACAGTTGGATTTGATGCCTACAGCAAACCCGTGATGACACCCATGCCTTACCCTAGAATGGGGCATCATTTCGTCACACCGACAATGCCGATGCTACCCGGTCATTGGGCACATCCAGCGTATCAAAGCCTCTACAAGCGTCATTTGGCCGATTTTAATTCGACAACCTCTTTCCATGACGCAGGTCTTTTCGACAAGCATACAACTGCAATCAACAAACTCTCAGGTGTTGAAGCATCTTTGGGAACGTCCCTTGAGGACAATATCAAGCCACTTGACAGCGAGATAAACTTCAGTGGTGTAAACGCGGCCCCGTCGCTGCCCAGCGATATACACGGAGGCGCATTTACGTTGATGTTCGAGACGAGTGTCAAATATGATGGTTATGGTGTTCTAGCATCCTCTGATGGCTCTAGCACCACAAAAGCGGCTACAGTGAACAAAGCAGGGGGTCACAGCATTGTGCTGGAGGCTGCTAGTGAGTACACACTAGGCAGGCACTTCCCTGACCCTGCCGAGGTTGGAGCATATCAGATTGTGATACAGCCCAACCTCTTCAACCATCAACTAGTAGGTTATCACAACAACTCAACCACTGAACTCACTAGCCAGCAGATAAACACGGTTATTGGCATCAAAAAGGACGCTGGAGACTCAGATGACAAGGGTGGACTCACTCTGGTGCTTGCAAAAGCCACTAACGCAGACGTGCGGGGCTGTGAGGTTTTCATCAATGAGAAGATACTAGACGTCAGCAACGACCCCGGTAGCCAGTTCACCAACATACCACCGCTGATGTCATACAATCACATAGGTGCGCAATTGACAGAAAGCCCCGCATTCACAAGAAGGGGATTCCCATATAGCAAAATGTTCAGCAATGCAACCCCTGCTCACACATTACACATACCATGGTGGAGCATATTGCACAAGAATGGCATACAATACGATGGAAGTGCAGTTTCAGAAGCCACAAACTTCAGAAAACTAACCCAATACAGCCCCGATGACTACTACCTCTTCATGAGAAGCACCTTCGGTAGTGTGGGTAGTCAACTAACTATCAATGGATATACTTCACTATACCTAGATATATACGATAAATACAGAAGAAGTGTCAGTATATCCCCGAAATGCATAGTACAATCATTCAATACTAGTGGAACTATAGTTGTAGATAATGCAAATACATTCCCAATGTTCCCATATTATGAACAACGAGTGCAGTATACAGCCAAAAACGGCATTGTCTACTCCAAAGCGCTGGCTAGTGTGGATGGGAACACGGCAGCAACGGTAAATATACCTAAAACGCTCAATTTAGCCGCTAAATCAGGTCCTGATGAATTTTGGGACAATATGTTCGACGGTGCTATACTCACTTTAACACATAGTTATAACACTTTACCTGCTGGTGATATAATTACAAATAAGAGTAAAAGTGTATTTGCAAATATACTTCCAGATATAATTGATGGTAATCAAGATACAAACAGTAGATTCGTACCAGATGCCTTCCTATGTATGTGGCATCACAATCTAGGTAGGCCTAATACATACTTCTCAGACAACACTTCCCGTAGTTGGAAGGGCGCTCCTGTCAACAAGGCTCAGTACAATTCAATGCCTGAGCATTTCGAAACCATACACTACCATGATTTCACACACTCGATAAGCACTGGACCTTTTGACTTCCTAATCAAGAGGCCTAATATCACTAGAGACGGGCAAGTTACATCCGGCAATAGCACACATGATGCTGGTGGTGCAAACGTCATGCTAAGCGGTTTCTGGCCCTGTGGTAGCCGTGGAGGGCCCCATGCGAGCAAACTAGACCTATACGGCATGGCAAGCGCATCTTGGAACGTGCATACTACATCCACTAGCGCCAACTTCTCCTCTGCCGTCAATCTAGAGTGGAAAGATAGTGACGACGATGGGTCATATGCCGTGTCCTCAGGCATCACAACAAATACCATGGCAACTACCAGAAGAAGGCCATATGGGCACCGTAACGCTGTACGGCAAGCCTATAACAGACCTAGATACGACCTATATCCACCCCGAGCACTGTATGAGGCAACCGCCTCAGGCTCTGGTCAAAACACCACGAACTACGATGCTGGGCCACTCGTGCAGACAGAAGCATACAGCAGTGGCTGGCTATATGGTGGTGGTGCAGGGGACAGCGCTGCGACCAAGGCCCTCACCTATGTCGGCGTGATGGAGAGACAGACGAACTTCACAGGTATGCTCAATCAAGACCAAGAGGGCTGGCAGGTGAGGTACAGCGATGGTCGTAGGATGACCAGACCGTTCGGCACCCCTGTTCGTACGATACGCAACCCGACAGGTGTTGAGAGGGACTGGTGGGGAGATATCGAAGGGAAGGGCATTACAAGCCTCTCCATAGCCTCTCAGCACTATCTGGTGGATTGGTGGGGCAATGAGCGTGGAGAGGACGTAAGGCGCACTCCAGTGCGTGGATTCGGTATCAGGCCATCATGGGACTGTGCGGATGCATACGACATCGGCACCAACAGCGCCTACGCTAGAATATACAACAGTGGCAAACCACTCTTCAACCTCAAGGGAATCGCTGATTTGACGAATGGCAACATCTCAGTCACCACTAACTACACCATACCGAGATTCGGGGGTGTGTTAAACAGCAAGAACAACAACAGCACCACCACGTTAGTTGATGTGTTCTCACCAGTTCACTCACTGCGCATAGGGGACATGGGTAACGGTAGGGGCGTCAGATACCCCACCGCATTCAACGAGAGCCTACTGACGGAGATATCGTCCCCTAACCACAAAACAGGCATCGTCTTGAGTCACAACACCGCTGAACCGCTCTTCGGTGATGGTCTGTTACGCCCCCGTAACGATGTACTGCAAGCCGATGAGGTCAAGAGAGGCATAAGCGCTAAACTGGGAATAGACGACAATGGTCTGTTGAAATCCGAGGCAACTGTGAGTGACAGGGTCGAAGAGGTGTCAGGCACGACAGTCCACAAGGACCCGGTATCCAGAACGAGCCCGAGGATTGGAATCGATGCAGAGGTGGTTGAAGGCGTGGAGCAGAGCCATGTGGTAATCAACACCGAGGCCCACAGCCTTCACACCGACAGAAACGTCGGTCAGAGGGTCGTGCTACAGGGCTCTATGCAGATAGAGGGCTCATTGACCGACGCCAACTACAACACCATGTCCTTCAGCAGGCAGACGGCAGGCTCAACCCTGAGCGCTGCTCACAAGTACTCTCACACCAATGCGTTCAGACCGTACGGTGGCTCGTACATCATAGAGACCAAGAGTTACTCAGGGTTGTTCGATGACACTGGCTGGGGTGTCGCGTCCCTGACCGGTAGCAATGACACCAGCAACCCATACCAAGACGCCACCAATTACACCTCCGACACTGTCAGGAACAATGAAGACGACAGAATCGTCAAGTTTGTCTTAAGACCAATCAGGGTGTTAGATGCAAATCACGTAGAGGTATACAGAATACACAACTCACTTCATAGCAACTCACCGCAATACAAGCAAAACTACCTACACGCCACATCCGGTGGTAAGTACGGTATCTTCACCTATGAGACGCCTAACGGCAGGGCACCAACTGCCAACCTGTCATCGGGCAGAGCCGTGCCTGATACCAACGGCCCGTATCTACCTATATTCACGTTCGACTCGACAGGTGCGTTTGAGACCCCAACCTCGATGGGACCTAAGTTACTAGGCGCTGAGGTCTCTGGTTTCAGCAATGCCCTTTCGACTGATGTGTCAAGACTCATCATCACGGAGAACACCCTTCAGCATCACAGGTCCGATGCGCCTAGAAGGAGGGTGGAGAAGGAGACGGATGATGAAACGACAAGGAGCGACTTCACGGTAAAACCGAGGTTCAGTCAGTCCTTGCACAACAAAGGTCACAAGGGAGACGTGTCGTTCAACGTAACTGACCATAGCGGAGATGGTGCTTGATGGGTTTGATACAGTCCTCGAAAGGGAGATTCGACAGCACTCTCACTGATGTCATGAACGACTTGAGGCAGCCTGTGTTTGTCGACAATGCCGTGCACTATGCTAAGGTCCAACCCAAGAGTAATGCGAAGTCCCTTGTCACGATTGAGGCAGTCAATGCCGATAACTACGAGATTGCATCTGAGAGAACGTACTCGTTCACAGAATCTGAGTCTACCATATTGCTCACTCACACAGAGACGGACGGGCACACTCTGAAGTCCGATGTGTTCTCTAGCAAGGGCAAGAACAGCATCACCAAACTACTCTTCAGTGAGAATGACCAGAAGAAGAGGATTCTCACAAGCACCACGACAAGCACAGCGTCTGGACTCAGAGCGGACATGCGTAACATGAAAGGAGTCACGCTCAAGGACTTGGGTTTCGATGATACGAGGGTCAGACTCGGTCAGGGCATTGACGTAGGCTTCCGTACCACCGACTTGGCAATTAGGGTAGGTGAGTCAATCACTGACTCCCTGAACGCTGTAATGATAGGCTCCCCTACCACCGTGACAAAGATGGGGGCTAACAGACGTAAGAACAGCAATACGTTCTTGGCCGCTGACTTCAATGGTGTCAACCTCGTGACAGCACTGAGGTACATATCCAGACACGACAACCGAGTGGTGAAACTAGACAGATTCGGCAATCTAAACTACGTGCCCTTCAATCATGCAGATGTGACTAGGAGCGTAATCTACAATCTGAGATTCGGTAACAAGGACACAACACCGATTGAGAACGTCGAAAACAGAATTACTGTCAAGGGCATTCCAATAGCGGTCAATGAGGAACTGGTATTCACCATGGATGACAGAAGCAAGCAACAGGGCCTGAACGATGTCGATATCATAGAGAACACCAGACCCCTGTTCGACGCATCAATCACGAACCTAACAAGAGCAAAGACAGTTGCGAGGCAGATACTCAGAGCCAACTCGACCTTGAAGGGCAAGATAAGCAGCCAAGGGCACCCCAATGCATGGGAGTTGAGACCCGGTGATATTGTCGAGTACGAGGGACAGAGGTTGGCTGTATTAGAGTGTAGACACACCATAGACGGACTGAGCAACTTCACTTTCCTCAATGTGGAGTCGGGTCTTGAGGGTGTCCTACAGAACATCAGGGAGGGTAGCATAACCGTCTCATCGCTAACCAACCCAGAGAAAACAAATCAAATCTCATCAGAGAACTTCTCCTTCTTCGACTCCATGGAGGTCATAATAACACCGACCGTCATAGTGTACACAACCAATGAGTCCGGATTCCTGATTGGCCGAAATAGCGATAGGGGGAGATTAGGTGGCAACAACAAAGTCATAGGCATGGCGAAAGATGAAGGAGTCACAATCACAGAAACGGAGGGAATAGAATATGCCAGCAAATGACCATCTAAAGAGACTGATGATAGAGACTATCGCTGACAACATCAACGAGATGGTCATAGGCTTTGACAGCACGCCCGCCACTTCATCCGATGGCGCAGCAGGCAGACCTGCCGTAACGGTCACACCCACCGTCAGAATAATGGACAACTCCACCCTCTTAGTCGAGGGCTCACTACCGGTCTCTGAGAGTTTCAATGAGACACTCAAAGAGGTATTCATACAGTTGAGGGGCACAAGCGACTTTACACCAATCTCAAGGCACGTATTCAGGCCTATTAAGAAGACAACCACAAATGAAATTATATTCCAACTCGTAGTGGAGGTCAAGTGATAGCATGGGTGAAAACGCAAAGTCTGGACATACACAGGCTCTCACTGATGGCGACTATATCCTATCACCCTCGATAACCAACCTCTTCGAGGGCGTGCACGGCAATGGCATACTGATGTATGAGGACACGGCAACTGGTGACAGTAATAGGAACGCTAAGGCGACCACACCGGGTCTAGTCACAGACAACGGCACCAACTCGATAATCGTGAGAGGTGGTTTCGCTGTCTTGGACGGAATGATTGTCCCGTTTGGTAATATCAACTCAGGTGCTACTACCACAATCACATTACAACAAAGCACCATAGAGGGTTCAACCAGCGCTCTCTCTAGCGGAGAGTCTTGCCTCCTAGTGGTATATGTTTGTAGTAATGCGAACACCAATTACATTCAGATAGAGCAAGGTAGCGCAGTGAGTAGCGGGTTCCCCATCACTCCTGAGAGTTTCCTTGGGGATACCAGCGGATTGAATGGCGGCCTAACCCTATCCTCCAAGCAGAGCACCGTACTCGCAGTCGTGAAGTGCCAACACAACAGCAGCGCTGGAGACCTGAATCTAGAGGTCACCGAGGTCTTCGACATGCGCACCTTCATCCGGCCTTCACCAATCTACCTGAGCCCGATGACCAGTGGTTCCGTAGGCAACCAAAGCAACAGGATGGATTCTGCTGCGGACTTGGACGGCATGCACGGTGGTGGTGACGAGGTAGGTGGGTTATCCTCCTCCAACTTCGGTGCGCTATGGCAGTCATACAGTTTCGGCACCGATGGCACTGACGGAGACCACGTCCTCTACTTCAGTGGTAAGCAAGGCGGTAGCAGGAGGACTCACAGGCTAGGACCCAACAAAATCAGCGTGTTGAACACCTCACAGACAGTTAGGTTCGATGGCCCCAACATCTTCAACGCCACACCTGCGAGTGGTGACATCAACATCACTCCATCAGGCACATTCCCCCCTAGTCACATGATTATCGTGAATAACGCACAGACTAGCACTCACAAAGTAATCTTCGACCCCAGTGGCCTAAGCAGCGGCGGTGCTACTGTTGGTGACGTCGGGCCGAGTTCCAGCGCCATATTCGTGTATACCGGCTCTGCATGGGTGAAGGTATTTGCCTCATCCACAACGACCTCAACGGCAAGTGGCTCAGCGGGCGCTATACAACTGAGTGATGGTAGTGCTTCTTTCACGAATGACACAGACCTCAGTTTCACGACAGGTACCAACACACTCAACACCATCAATCTCACTATGACTGGGCTTCTCAGTGGCCCCAGTGGTGTCTCCTTCAAATCTGGAGTAACAAGCAACCCTGCGTCATCGGGCCCAGACGCTAGAACCCTGTGGTATGACGATGGCAACGACGTTCTCAAGTTCAATGCATCAATCGTGCAGACGGGCGACATCAACCTGAATAGCGTATCAGGGGGAACAATCAACGTAGCAGCGGACTCTATAGTGTTCATAGACGCGGATGATAACGCTTCAAAGAAGGAAAGCATTGCTGACTTGGCCACGGCAATGGCTGGCACGGGTATCTCTGCCTCTAGCGGTGCACTGAATCTCGATGCCGCTCAAACAGGCATCACCTCCATAGGCCCATCGAGCGGGATTCTCACGGTAAGTGATGACCTCACAGTGGCTGGTGACTTAATCGTCAACGGTACTACCACCACAGTCAACTCCACAACTGTTACAGTGGATGATGTGATACTCACACTGGGCGGGGATACAGCACCGGGCTCCGACGATAACAAGGACAGGGGCATTGAATTCAGATACCACGATGGCTCATCAGCAAGAGTCGGTTTCTTCGGCTACGATGACAGCGCTAGTAACTTTGTCTTCCTAACTGCCGCTACAAACAGCAGCGAGGTTTTCAGTGGCACCAAGGGGACAATCGATGCCAACCTCACTGGTGGCTCTGTATCTGCGACTACGATAACAGGCTCAGGCGACCTAAACATAGACAGTGGAAAGTTGTTCGTCGACGTTTCTGAGAGTCTGGTTGGGATTAACCAAGCGACACCGCTAGCAGACCTACACGTCAATAAGGTTGGCTTCGGGTCACCTGCTAGTGTTAATACGACTAGTTCCTCAACCGGCACCCCCCTGACAATAGACTTGTACAAGACAGATGACTTCAAGGCTGGTAAATTACTAGTTTCGGTTGAGAATCACACTGATGTCGTATACGAGGCTGCTGAAATGGTCATCACTCACAACGGTAGGTTGTCATCGGAAGCGGGAGGGGTGGCTGCTGATGCAACCGCTGCCTTCCTCAGCACATATGGTATAGTGACCAGTGATACCACACAGCAAGGAACGTATCAAATTGGACTTACTGGTTCCGGTGCTACGCAAAAACTTCAATTGCAGGTTACCCCTACGGTCAATAGTAAGAACGTAACGGTGCGCGTAACATGGCAGGCTTTAGAGATATAGAATAGGTGAAAAATAATGGGCACGACACGTGATTTCCATGTAAAAACAGGATTAGTAGTGGATTCTGGCAACGTTACGCTAAGTAACGGAAACCTTCTCGTCAACAGCGGACATGTAGACATCGACAACATCAAGATTGACGGTCAGACGATATCTACCGTAACAGGCAACGAGGACATCAATATCACTCCCCATGGAACTGGCTCAGTAGTCTTTGCCAAGGTCGACATAAACGGTGGTACGATAGACGGTGCTACCATCGCCACATCAGATATCACTGTAGGAAGCAGTAAAACCCTAGACGTATCTGCTGGTACATTGACTCTCGCTAATGACCAAATCAGCGGTGATAAGGTATCAGGTGGTACGATTGGCACAGTCACCATCACAGCGCTCGCTGGCGACTTGAGTCTCGGTGACAACAACATCACCAACGTAGGCGACTTGAATGCAGACAGCATAAGTGTCGATGCAGCAGGGACTGGTCTCAACGTCGATTTCAGTGGTGGTAATACCGCTACATCAAAATTGACTCTTGGAGACAATCTTGCTGATGCGTTGAACATCACAGAGGGCTCTAACTCATACATGAAGTTTGTAACTACCAACAGCAGTGAGCAAATCGTCTTTGGTAAGAACTCGACATTCAACGGCACCACTATTGCTGACTTGGGTACAGTTACCACAGCCAACATAGATGGTGGCTCGATAGATGGTACGACTATTGGTGCTAACAGCGCAGCAGCGGGTACATTCGCTGCTATTGTGGGCACTACAATCGATGCTACGACTGACTTCACTGTCGGTAGCACAGTCATCACCGATGACTCAATTGTGATGACTCCCTCATCAGGCGACACGCTCAGTATCACCTCAGCCGCAAACGGGGAGTCTACTATCGCCACCGTGGATGGAAGCGGTAGCCTAGCGGCTCACCTGCATCTGGATGCAGACGGCGCAATCAACCTCAAGTTCAACTCCAACACCAAGTTGGCCACCGCCACTGACGGTGTCGACATTACCGGTAGCGTGGACATCACTGGCTCAATTAGCAGTGTGACTAACATCACTGCATCGGGTAATCTGACAACTGGACACGGTAGAATGCGGGAGAGCACTGGCGTGCTAGACAGGGCCGACATAGCAGGAACCTCATCTGGAACCCACAAGATAGTGGATATAGACGGCACTAACTTCTACACCAGCGAGACGATTGTCGTAACTGAGGTCTCCGGTAGGTCCAAACTACCCTCCGCCACGGGTGGTGCGGGTGCTATCTTCGGTACAAACGAAGCCAACGTGGGCAACGTCGATATCCTATCACTGGCTCTAGGTGACCTCAGTAGCACTACTAATGACTCCAGCCTTGACATATTCCATGCGGCAGAGGCCTTTTGCGCAATGAGCATACAAACGGCTGGCACCAACGGGGACATAGTCAAGAGAGTGATAAACAAGATATATGGCTACGTGAACTCCAGTGGTGAGGTAGAGACGGTTCTTGAGCATGAATCCGGCGACATCGAACTCGGAAGATTCGTCTGGATGATTGACGAGGACAGAGCGGGCAGCACTGAGGACTGCATGACTCTGGTCTTCCAATACACATCGAAGTACACTCACACCAGCAATGACAAGACCACTTACTCCGTCAACGTAAATGGACTGTCAATGGGAGGAGCAGGTGGTTGATATGGGTAATCCGGGCCCCGCCAACAATGCTTCGTCACCCAGCCCCTCAAGGGCGAAGGCCTTCAATGCCATACAAGTCGCTAAGGGTAGCGCCACGACCAACGCTCAATTCCTCATTGGTTCCCTACAGTTCTCCACGGGCTCTCCGGGCTCCTTCGCTGTTGGAGACCACATCTCAGCGACAGGCATACAGAAGGGAACTAAAGTCACACAGATAGACAGTAACGACATATACATCAGCAGGCCACTGAATGGAACACTCGCAAGTGGAGCCACCGTCACCATACTGAGTGAGCGAAGGGCTGCCACGGGTGGTCCCGCTGCCTTCGAGTTGAAGGCTGGCACTGGGATATCCATAGCGGCTGATGCTCAGAACGCCACTGGTGCCTCGATACTACAAATCACCGCATCCGGTGGTGGTACTGCATCCGCTCTAGCCGCTGATGACCTGACTGTCGGAGATGCTTTGGTACATCTCAAAACTACACACAGTGATGGCATACGCATAGATGCATTGCATGATGATGGAGACATAGTCTTCGGTGGTAATGACTCGAATGGCAATGGGACTGGGAATGAGACATGGCTTACGCTTGATGGTGGTACCTCAGGTAAGGCAATCTTCGGCACTGATGTGGAAATTGGTGATGACCTTACACTCAAATCCGATGCCGCTGTGCTAGGGTTCGGTGCTGACACCGATGTTACACTCACACACGTTGCTGACACAGGACTGCTACTGAATGGGGCAATGCAACTCCAGTTCAGGGACTCTGGACTTAAAATACACTCAACGTCCAACGGTCAATTGGATATAGATGCTGATGCTTCTATTGATATTGGAAGTCCAATAACATTCATAACCTCTAATACAAAATTGGAAGTAGACTCACCATCCATAATTTTCACTGACGGTGCCTCAGGTAAGCCAGTCGTCGAGATTAAGAACACCACTAACGACACGTCTGCCGCTGAACTGAAGTTCGTCAAAGACAAGGGCGCTGCTGGTGCTGATGGTGATGATGTTGGTAAGATTACCTTCGTGGGA